GCTCTGCGAAATAGTCCATTGCAGCCTTGCGCGCGTTCTCCATGTCCCGCTGAAATTGTTCTTCAGCGGCCTGTGCTGCTCGCTCCTGCTCTCGCTTTGCGTCTTCAATGGCTTTTAGTCTTGCTGCACGTTCTTTCTCAACGTTCTTCTGCTGCTGCTTGTGAGCGTCTTCCATCGCTTTCTTGTGAGCATCGACGGCTGCTTGACGGGCTTTCATTGCCTCTTCTGCAGCCTTGCGTTCTGCGATGGCGACGTGATCGACGGCTGCTTCACGCTGCTCGAATTCACTGTTGATTGCCTGTGTCTTCGCAGCCGCTTGTTCTCGATCCCGTTGATCCAACAGGTCCAGAAACTTGTTCATTTCGGTTGTGTCTACTTTGAAGTTTGTGACGCTGTTGATCAGGTCCGTCACGACCGCAATTGCAAACCCAAGCCCCTGCGAAATACCATCGATCAAATTTACGATTGCATCGAGAATCGGCTTGAGCCGCGTAAAGGTGTCTAAGAGTTGAATCATCAGCGGCCCCATTTTTTCGCCAGCCGCTGCCAATTTTTGTTCTAGGTCACTAAGTGCGATGTTGAGTTTGCCGCTGACCGTCTCCGCCAGTCGATCCGTCATTCCGTGAAACATGCCGCCCTCAGACGTTGCATCCATGAACGCCTGACGCACTTCCTGTGCTGAGATTCCACCGTCCTCCATTCGCTTTTTCAGCTCAATCATGGATTCGCCGGTTGTCTTGCTGATCTGTTGGAGCGGGTTAAACCCAGCGTTGATCATCTGCAGAACGTCTTGGCCCATCAGCCGCCCGGCTGCTGATGTCTGCGAGAATGCCAAGGCCAGCATTTTGAATCGATCATTGTTGCCGCCCGTGATATCAGACAGCATTTGTAGATTCTTTTGAACGTCTTGCGCCGCAACGCCAAACGACATCATGGTCTTTGTAGCTTCGGCTGCGTTGCTAAACGTAACCGGCGATTCTGCGGCGAACTTGCGGATCTGCTCAAACAACAACTGGCCGTCTTTTGCACTGCCAGTCAGCACCTCAAACGCAATCGTGGCATCCTCAACCTGTGACGCGAGGTTGATCGATTTGGCGACTGTCTGCAGGCTTAGATAGGCTGTTGCCGCACCCTTTAGTTGTCCGATCAATTGAGCATCGGCACTGCCAGCGTTCTTCGTCGCTTCGGTGGTTTTTGCAATCGATGCGGCTGTCTGCTTGTGCTTCTGGTCAAGATACGCCAGAGCGTCTGCGTACTGTCTGGATTTTTTGCCGGTGTCGGAAAACGCCCGATTGAGCAGGTCTAACTCCTGCTTGTATTTTTCCGACGCTGGCACCGACTGTCGCATGATCGATGCAACCTTGGTTACCTCACCTTTTGCAAGGTTGGCCCCCTGGCTGAAATTCGATACGTCCATTCCGAGACGGACATTGAGTGCGGTGATCGTTGTCATGAGAATCCAAATGCACGTCGAAGAATTTGACTCTGAATCTTTGGATGCTTAACCCCGGCAGATTTGGCTTTCTTCCGCTTCATCCACGGCATCGAATCGGACGGAACGAAATCCAGCACGCTCATCGGCTCCATCTTCACGCCACGAGTCGCCGCCATCATTGCCGTGTTGGCATGGATTACTGCCTCCATCGATGCTGTCTGCTCCCAATGCGATCCGAATGGCTCGCACTGGTAGTAGGCCCACCACACATCGAAGACACGCTCTGTGATTGAATCCAACCACGCTTCAGGGTCATCAATGCCGAGCTGTAAACAGACTCGGCACGCGAACCTTAGACGATGGTTTTTTCTGACTCCCCCAGTGCTGTCGACGCCCCCGGCTTTGCGTAGTTCTGGCATTCAGACGACAGCTTTTCGTAAAATTCCAAATCAATGTTTGCGAGTTCTTTTGTTTCGCTGTCGTTGAATACCCGCTTGCCTTCGTCGTCAATCCACATGCGCGAGGTCAGCAGCAGGATCGATTCTGGAAACAGTCGCAGGTCTGGCTCACCCTTTGAATTGCTCATGCCTGTGACATACTGCGAGTAATCCAATGGACTCGGTTTTTGCAACCGCACCGAATGCCCGCAGATGTCAACGTCGATTGTTTTCCGCTTGGTTAATGTCCCAAGCGTCGCTCGTGTCAATGTCATTCGTCATCACCCTCGTCATCAGTTTCCAAATCAGGATCAGGAGGGATTGCAGCCCCTCCGACTTTCAACTTTGCCGCCTTGCTGACGGCTTCGACCAGTTCGGCTTTTGTGGCTTCGTCCATGTGGACAATACAGGCCAACCAGGCACCCTCAGTTTTTTGAAGGTAGCCAACCTGCACGCCATCGCACGCCACGATCCACTGACCGTGATCGACTGGCGTGCCGTCCGGTGCGACGCCCAAATGGTCTGTCAAAGTAATTTGCATCAGGTCTCTCTTGTTTCTGCGAGTGATTCGCCGGTCATCTTCAGCGAAAACTCTGATTCCATTGTTTCGTTGTTTGCCAAGACTGGAAACTTAACGCGACTAAAAAACGCGTTGCCAGCGATCGTGCCACGAGTGACACCAGACGTTGCCGTTGATACTTGCGGCAAAGTAATGGTCGCCGTGTTGATGTTCTTGTTCAGTGGAGGCATTCCGACCGATGCCGAATACAGCACCACGCCGCTGACTTCGTTTGGCGTCGCCAGATCCTGCGGAGCCACTCTCATGAAACCTGTGTCGGCCAGAAGGTCAACCGGACGTTCTCCGAGGGTCCATTCACCCGGATCAATTGACTTGATGTTTCCCACCCATGCGGTATGAACGCCGGTCGTGAGCGTTCCTGCGAGTGTCAGCGTTGCTGAATTTCCAGTGCGGAAGCGAAAGGTCATTAGCGAGTCTCCCCATATGCGATCATGTAATCAAAAACCGTTAGATACCGATGCTCTTGTGATCCATCTGTCGGCCGCTCATCGAGCGTTTGGATGCCTCCAGAAATCATCACAGACTCAATCGTCACCCCGCCCATAGCTCCGATGTAACCCTCTAAACTGCTCGCTCGAACAGCCTCCGCGATCGCATTGGCTCCCGCCCTTGTCGATGCAAACGCTGTAAACTCCATGCGGCTTCTGGCAATACCAGCCAGCCCGTTGATCAGGTGATCGTGCGTTGTGCTGATCACTGTGTAAGTCAGAGCACCGCCCGTTCGGATTGAATAGCCCTGTGGCAGCACGTCTGGGAAAATCCGCGTTGATACTAACGCCAGCACACCCGCGTTGGCTGCGAGATATCCTCTTACCGCACTGCCGAGGTCAGCCATTGGTTGACCTCGCTGCCGCCTGATCGATTCCCGTTTTCAAAGCGCTAACAACGGCCGCTTCAGCCTGGCCGCTCGATTCATCAGCCGCTCGCTTTACGAACTGATTGACACTGCGAGTTGATCCGGCATCGCGACCCCACAGAACCTTCCGCTTGTGGTCTCTGGAAAACAGGTTTCCATGTCCTCCGCCCTCACTGTAGGACGGACCAACCAGCCCGATCAGCCCTGCCGTGATTCCGGCTTTTCGACGTGTTCTGACAACCGACCGAATCGTGTCTTTCAGCTTTTTAGAGCCAGACCACTTCTTCTTCGTTTTGCTCGACTGTTTTTCGCGTGATCGCGTCTCGCTGCTTTCGGGTGCATTCGATCGCACGGCGGCTTGAACTGGAACCATGCCGGCCGTCAATGCCTGCTGCCCGACCTTTTCGCGTACCTCAATTGCCAATGCCTCAAGCTGCTTAACCAGCTTGTCGGCACCCGCCATTGAAAAGCCTACGCTTGTTCGTGCAGCCATTAGACCACCACCGCTTTACAATGCAGCTCGCGAAACACGTTCATTCCGTCAACCGGATTGACGTAAACAACCCCATAGGTCTGGCCATCGCAGACGACGGCCATTCGTGGCGTGTACCCCGCGCGGTAATGTACAGTAAAAACTGCAGCAATGCCCGCCTCGACCTGACGACCGCGAGCACCTTCCCCGCCGTTTGTTGGCTCAAACTTGGCTGGCTCATCCGTCAACCAAGTCGACAGCGTAACGACTGGCTGACCAGCATCGTCCTGCGTCGTTGTCTCGGTCTTAACCGTGATGCGGCTTCGCATTTCGCCAACGTGAAACTTTTGCGGGCGGTAACCTCTCATGGGTAGGTGCTCCGCATGA